TTCTCTCGTAAATCAAATTTGCATTTTTTAGTCGCAAACGACGAATCATACGCTCTAGCTGCCTAAGGGCAGCTTGTCCGCCTCTCCGAATACTTGTGGTTAGAGAGTCCGACTGAAGCGCACGCACACAAGTCCGTATAAAACTAAGCCTCGGGGTTTTGTACTAAATTAAGAGGATCGCGATTTGTACCCTGTTCGTCGGGTCACAAAGAGTTAAAACAGTAGACGATATCTAAGCATGTAGTATTCTCGAGCGTAGTGCTGGCGGACGCGGGTTCAACTCCCGCCACCTCCACCAAAATTCCCCAAATAAAACAAGCGCCTTAATAGGCGCTTGTTTTTTTGACAGGTATTTGACAGGTTTAGTCTATCTTGAGCTTTCCCATCTCTATTTTGTTCTTATCCCCATGCATCCACTTCGCATAGCGCTTCATCATCATCTGTAAGCTATGGCCCATTTGATTGGATACAAAAACGGGGTTTAAGCCATCCATAAGCATCATAGTCGCATAAGTATGTCGAGCGTTGTAAGCAGGGCGGTGGCGAATACCGCATGCTTTTAGTGCCGCTACCAGCCTATTACGTGGTGGTTTCTCATTAAAAAAAGGTTCACCAGTTTCAGGGCAGAGCATCAAATATTTACTCTGAATATTTCTATCCTTTTTATATTTAATTAACTCTTGTGCTGCTTTCTTGGATCGTGCATTCAAACAAACTTCACGCGCCGTGTGAGTTTTCGTCACGTTTTTTTCAACACCGCGAACCCGACTTTTATTAACTTTGAACATTCCACTAAAAAAATCAAAATCTGACTCTTTTAATGCAATTAGTTCAGAGGGGCGGCATCCAGTCCAAAAAGCTAGTTCGTAATACCAATAATATAAAATTTCATCTCCCTTTAAAGTCGTTTTAAGATTTTCAAGTATTGCGTCCATTTCTGGTCTACTAAAGGGATCTGGAATATCAACTTGTACTTTTTTATTCCTTATGCTGTCTAACGGGTTTTCTGTAATAAATTTATTTTCCATTGCACAATCGAAAACCCCACGTAAAGGAATAAGGCAATTATTTAGAGTTTTCGCTGTTTTAAAATCACGATCAATAATAGCCTCTTTAATGTTCTCAATTGATATTGAGTTGATTGGCATAAGTGCGAAATAACCCATCCAATGAAATTCCAAAATATTTAAATAACCTTTTTTGGTATCGGTATTACTTTCACAGAATTTAAGATATTTCTGAGCGACCTCTTGAAATAGAATACCGCCGTTGACAATGACTGCGTCATCATCAACGAGCTGGCCTCTTGCTTCGGCAATATCACTATCAGTTAAAATACCCCATTCAGCCTTTGTTATTAACTGAGCTCTAATTTTAGCGGCCGCCGAGATACCTTCTGCACTTGGGGGGTGAGGTAGCGTGATGTTGTACTCTTTCTTTCTTCTCTCGAAGTAGATTTGGATCGCCCCGTTTCTGATACGCACGCCAGTTGGCATCGACTTTGTGCTTTTTGAGTCAGCCATTCATTGAAACCTTTAATTGAGTAGTAAATATTTCCATCTTGTTTAGTCCAAACAAGATCTTCTTGCCAATTTTTACGGCGGTGGGTCAGTTTCTCCTCATTAATGCCTGTAAGTGCTGAAAACTGGCTGGCACTAACCCAATCCAATGGGATTAGACCAAAGCGCGAAAGTAGCTCTAAGAGTTCCTCATTCATGAGTGCACACTCCATTCATCACAAACTATATTTCGACATCCTATAAAGTCGTAAGGATTGTCCTGCCAAGTAATACGTCCGCATGAAGGGCAATTGAATCGGTGCTTTGGATCCGCCTTTCTACGCTGATACTTCTTAACTATTTCAGGAGTCTTTAGGCCAGCGCCAAAAACCATTTTTCGCTTATTGATATTACGATGTTCGAAAGTTCGACGTTTTACCTTGTCGGCTAATGCAAATGGCATTACCACATAACGATCATCAAGGCTCTTAGCTCTTTCAACCCCAACCACTGATGCTTTATCAAAATCAGTCGATGTGCAGTATTTGTCCACATTCAGCCAGTAAACATCATTGCCATCCCATTTACTTTTTTCAAAGGCAACATAAGTATTGTGTATATCGTTGAATGGCTGGGTTTTATTAGGAATAAGCTGACAATCAACTTTCCATATAGCCAAAGCATCTACATGATCAGCGGAAATTGGTAGGCAATCGCCGCATGATAAAGCCCAATATTTTTGAGCTTCTTCAAGCGTATACACATGAGCCTGATCCAAATCAGTGTGATAACCACATTCTTCATGTCGATGCCAAACCACATTCGATCCAAGGTAGCCATGTGAAGAGGTGAGATAGAATCTATTTTTCATGGCACCTCCTTCAAACTTTGAGCTACTACTGGAGGCAAATCCTCAGATAATCCTTCATACCAATAGATGTCACTATCTTCACCGCGTGCATCCATTTCACCATCATGACCACAATTACAGCACTTAACTTTATCCCCATCATTGAACGTACCATCGATTGAAGATGTTGAGTAGATAACCGCTTCAGCATGACCACAGTTAAAACAATTTGAACCCCAGTCCATTTTTATTTCAATCATGACTTTGCTCCTGTGCTTCGATCATTGCTTTACAGTGTGCGGCTACTTTTTCAGCCTCAGCCTTTAATTTGAATGTTTCGTAATATCCGACATCACTATTTTCTTCATCCCATTGGATTGCAGCAAAAACAGGGTCTTGATCCAGTTCATATGAAACTCGATGTTCAACTTCTACCACTTCACCAACTGGTATATCGCAAAGCCATTCAGGGTCTTCACGGTAAATGTTTTCACTATCATCCAAATACCAAGTTTTGATTTCTTTAACTGGCACCAAAACAAACCCTTCAGGAACCGCTTGGGCTGTAGCTGCTTGCCACAGCTCCCAATCACTTTTAAAATTCCAGCCTGCATACCGATTATTTGGGAATCTTTTCTCGCAATCATCTAAGTCTTTTTTTAATGTTTCATAATCTATGCCTATTTGTTTAGCTTTAAATCTTTCAAACGCTTCTTGTTCTTTCTGAATTCCCATCACACTCTCCTGAGCAAACATCTGCGCAAAAACCTGATTTATTGTTTAAATTGCGCAAATAATTGCTCTAAATATTCATTTAACCACTGGCACAATCGTCAATTGACCGCCTGTTGTTGATTCAATCAATTTAGTGAAATAACCAATTGCATTACCTAATGTTGTTTCATCAGCTTGAGCAGGGCGCTTTACTAAAATCTCAATCGCTTCTAAAAGTTTTCGCTTTTCATGCACTTCCATCACGCAACCTCAACCTTCAAAATATATTTCTGGCCGCCACTGGTGAACTCAACCACTTCATTGTTCGCAAGTAAGTAGTGTCCGACAGCTTCAATATTTTTAGCACTCATGCCGTTTTTGGCTCTAACTCTGCGTCTATCACATTCAAGACACGCATTTGACTTCACAGATCGTTCGGAGGTGCCGCACGACTTACATGGGGCAACAGGCTTATAACTTTTTAAGCCACTCTTTTCAGCACGTGTACGCAAGATATGATTTTGATGACTGTTCGGGCGCTCAGCACTTTTAACCGCTGTGTCTACATTGCAGTAATTAAACTCAGCTTTGTTTGTATTGACCGCTTGTTTAATTTGACCGCCGCTTTTAACAAATTTAGCAATCGCTTCCGAATAATCGGGCTTAATTTTCGTTTCAAACATCACGCCACCTCAATCTTCTTATTCAGCGCTTCAATAAATTGCTTGCCGATAATTAACCAGTGATTTAGAAAATCCCACCAAAGCAACTGGCATGCTTTATTCATTTTTCCGTTCTGCCAAAGCACTATTTGTCTGCGCTCTTTCGGCATTTTGGGATTTATACAAGTGATAGAACCATCAGCATTTGTCTTTGTGGTAAAACCAACAACAGATAAAAACATCGTGAATTGGTCCATGTGTCTTTTAGGGACTTTTTTCATGCAACCACCTATTTACTTGTGTTTTCAGCAAAATCAATAACGTCCTGAGGTACAGAGCGCTTAGATTGATTTGAAACAGAAAGTTGAACTTTTACAGTGCGCAAAATTTCACGCCCAAGACCTGCAACAGAGTCACCAACGGCAGGTTGCATCTGACCACTCTTAACAGCAGTTAATGAGTCCCAAAGTGCATTTTTAAGTTGTTCAGCAGTTAATTGATTGCTCATAATTTCTTTTCCGTGTTTGGCGTTTATTCAATGTGCCTTTCAGTGCTGCGCGTTCTGTAAAATCAAGCCTTTCAGTTACTTCTGTTTCCAATTCATTAAGAAGCAAAGCTGACTCATAGAACTCGCCATACTGTTTCTTGGCTCGGTATATCTGGTCATATTTCTGCTTGTAGGCCCTATATTTTGGTGTCCTGCAATACTCAACATGCCTATGCATTCTTTGCTTACGTTTAGCCTTTGCTGTCACTGGATCGTAGGTTCGTTGAAAGTACTCAGCCTTTTTTATCTTGAGTGATTCAAGGTTTTTTAGGCGGTACTGGCGGTCATACTCAGCCTTTTCAATTTTCTTTTGCTCATCGGTTTTTAGTGACCGTCTATGAATGCCGCTACATGTACGAGAGCAAAATAAATACCCTACTTTTCTCAATGTCCTATTTGCTTCGCCATTTTCACGTTGGAATTGGTTACCACAAATAGAACAAAGAAAATTACCCAGTGCCATGTCACACTACCTTTATGAGTGGTGTTACTCATCCTCATCTTCTTCGGATGGGTCATATCCCTTGAGCTCTTTGCATAAGGAATCGCAATCTTCTTTTAAAGTGTCTCTTTCTGATTCAAGTACGCCGTCTTTGTAGTTTCGAATGAACCAAAAATTATGACCTTCATCAAAAGCTTTAACGGTGCAACTTAATTTAAATTGAGCAATCCATGCGTCCAGAATAACGATAGGTGAGTTCCAAGCGGTATCAAAAGTCACTTGGGCATCTGCCACATTCACATCGTATGCATTCCATTTCGTTCCCCAGTTTGGGATCGCCCATTGGTACCAAGTTTTAGCGCCGTGGTTATCTACGTTCGAAATGATCTGTTGCCCGAGCTTTAATAGGTTTTCAGGGGTTTCGGAATTGTCATCAATTAGACGTTTAGCAGTAGCTAGATCACGTAGAACTACATCTTCTTTTGAAGAGAAAAATTCATCTTCGAAATATTTCTCAATTTGATCGGCTGTAATCTCTGACTTGAAGCCTTCAGACAAAGCATATGCGAGTGCAGCATCAGTACGAGATCCTGATTCAACATTTAGAGCTTCAGGCATTGGAATGACTTTATTGAAGTCAAATTCACGTGCGTCAGTACGCATGAAATCAAGTGCATCTTTTGCATTTGCAGAAGTGATCTCAATCTTATTAGTCACATGGTTTGGCATTGTAATATTCCTATGTTTGAAAATTAGTTTAGAGACGCAAACTGCATTTGATGCTTAACAGCCATTGCTTTCTGATGTTCAACATCATCGGCACAGCCTTTCAAAATAACTAAACAAATACTGAAAATACTGATCATTAGTAGGGTGCTTGCTGCAAAGTTCTTTACCAACTCAATAACTGGCTTATGTTGTGGCTTTGTTTCTTCCAAGGTCGGTTCTTGGTAGAGGATTGCAGATGTTTGGCTTTTGGTTGTGCCAAACTCAGGTAATTTGCTATGAGATGCGCGTTGATTCATAATTATCCCCGTAAGCGTGCAAGTGTTTACATTGGGCCCTGATCGCCGTGCAAAGTTATCAGGGCTTTTTGATGCCTAAAATTAAGCTGTGAATGTTCCAATACGAACAGGGTTGTCAGGCAGTAATTCAATTACTTTGGCTTTAAAGTCTTGAATGATTTCGTCTAGCAACAATTCTTCTTTCACGATCTGAATTGAGAAGACTGGCTTATCATCATTTGTGTTGATGACTAGACGCAGAACAATAAGACGCTCATCTAAGCCAAAGTAAGCAGAGTCGCGGATCTTGAAATATGCAGGCGTAAATTCTTCTTTAGAACGCGCTTCAACTTGGTCAAAGCGAGAGCGACTTTCAGACATATTGCCTACTGAATGATCGGCGCTAACCGTCGCATCAATTTTCATATTGCGAACAGCTGCCAATGCTTGTGCGCCACCAATCACATTGCCTAAAGCATCAGTAATTTCTAATACACTTACCCAGTCTTCCAAGAAGACAGCAAAATCACGCTGAGAAAGTTTGCGGTCTTTAAGTGCATTCAACTTTGACCAAACAACAGTTGGTTCTAGTTGTAAGATGGCTTTGTGGTCGCAATGGCCTTGTTCATATACACCATCTGAATAATTCAAAATGCATGTGGCTGTAACATTTTTATGATCAACAAAGACAGGTGCATCGCCGAACTGACCGTCAATAACAAATGATTTGAAGTCTGCCATTGTTGGGGTTTTTAAAACACCACGTGCACGCTCACGACCACCTTGGAAAATTTCTAAATCTTGAATTTTATAATCTTCATGTACCGCAACTAAATCACCACGAGCTACATCTTTAACTGGGTTTGCAAGTACCGCGATTGCATTTGCTTCTGTATTTTCCATTTGGAACATTCCTATTGAGGGTTAAAAAAATTAAAGGTTTTGTGTTGTTGGTTAAGCTTTTTCGAATTCGTTAAACAATTGTTTTGTGTGATTGGCGAAGATAGTCACGCTGCCATCGTTGTTTAAATACATTGGTGTTTCAGAGGTTGTATCTTCTGAGCGTTTGCCTTTGGCAGTAGGTTCTACATAGGCAAGGGTGTGCGAGATATTCACCTGGTTCGATTCACCAATACGTGCAATATCGATAGTTACTTTGACTTGGCCTTTTTTGCCATTTGCTACAACGCCTTGAGCTACTTCTGAAATAGCGATACCAAGTTGCTGCGAGAAATTACCGCCTGAGAGGTCGGCAACGAATTGAGGTGCATCTGTTTGTTTTGTCATTTTGGTTTACTCACATTGGGTTGGTGTGTGAGAAAAGATTAACTCTAGTTAATAATATAGTCAACAATAAAATTAACTAAAGTTAAAATAAAATAAACAACACTTGCTAACTAATATTTATAAGACAATAAAAAGCCCACCATAACGGCGGGCTCAATAAAGATTAAATTTTATTTGTTTTTCTTTACCATTTTTCAATTCGGGCAATTTGCCAGACCCAACCATAAACTTGAAAGTCTTGATCAACTCGTTCAGTAGCAGTTAATACCTGCTCAGGATATTCAGCGGAATTGTCAGAAACAATCCGAACACCACCGAAAGGCATATTGTAAAGTCGTTTCGCATAATGCAAACCACCAATACAAATGACAAATATTCTCCCGTCTTTGATTTCTCTGCGCCCCAAGTCAATATGAATGGTATCGCCGTCTTGAATGGTTGGCGACATCGAATCTCCTGAAGCAGTTGCCGCTACTGCATTCTCTTTTGATATTGCAAGATTTCTAAGGGTTGCTTTTGACATACGCAACTTACGCTTTTCATTGGCAATATGTTCATTTATTGCCCCAGATCCACAAGCAAAAGAGAAATCTTTAAAGAAAGGAATCTCAACTTCATCTTCGTCCAGTGGTGTTGAATTATCCCAAGTTGTGATTGGTGTGAGGTTCGGTATAGCGTTAGCAGGACCTTTTCCAGTCAATAACCAATCATCAGTAACACCCAAGAACTCCGCTATTAATTTTAATTTCCCAGCCTTAGGTTCACTTTCTCCATGAAACCATTTACCTGCCGCAACAGGTGACACAGATGCAGCACGCGCTAAAGCTGCAGGTGTTACACCTTTTTCTTCCATTTTTTGTTTTAAGCGTTCGTGAAAAGACATAAAAAAACCCATCAAAAGTATTAACCAATGTTAATGCATACAGTTGTAACTGTGGTTTGCATGTGGTAACTTTGGTTAATTAACCGTAGTTAAGAGAAAATCATGAGACCGTCTGACCTAATGCGGTACTTCAAATGCAAAACCAAGCGCGAACTGTCGTTAAAAACTGGTTATTCAGAAGTCACTTTATGGAAGTGGGAAAAAAAAGGTATCCCGCCGCGTACTCAAGCAGTTTTTGAATTAACCACAAAAGGGAAATTGAAGGCTGATTTAGAAACCTTAACTCCATAAACAACGTTTTCCAACAAATAGGTAAACGTGAATAAATTCAAGGATTCACATATGGACATTAGTAAAGAAACAAAAACAGCGCTGCATAAGATGGTCCATCAATCTACAGGTGTAAGCCCAAAAGATGTCGCAGATGTATTGGGTGTATCGCATAAAACTGTTTTGAATTATGCAAACCCAAATATGGAAACGCATTTGCCAAGCCTGAAAGCTTTTGAAGCAATGCTGACCTACACAGAAAATCCAGCAGTTTTAAAAGTTTGGGCACACAAAATCGGTTTGATGTTGGTCCCTGTAGAAAATACTGATGGTAAAGAGCACCACTTAAGCGTTTTGGAGTCTTTGCTAGGTATGAATGTTGGAAATGGTGCAGCAAACAAACAAGTTTTGAATGCATTGGAAGACGGTGTTGTGACTCCCGCGGAGATGGATGAGACGGATCACATTCTAGAAGAGATGGAACTCAAAATTCAATCACTACGCAAAGCCATGAAAGGTGAGTGCGCTAAGTATTTATCAGCTTTGCAAATAGAAAAAGCCTGATCGCAGAAATCAGGCTTTTAGTGTTCAAAAAACTAATAGAGGCAATCTTGTGAACAAAACCAATCTAACACAACACCCATGCGCTAACAAGTGCAGCAATTTTAAACAAGAGCAGTGCAACCACTGTTTAGTGACTCAAGTTGAAAAGCGCGAATTTGAATTAGGTCTGACACCCGATGAGGCGTATGTGAAAACCATATCGGTGGAAGCAACAACATGCTCAGATTTCGTGAAAGGCGACACGGTTGTATTTGTTGACGCATTTATGCCCGACGACCTTATGACGGTTCACCAGGTGCAAGACGATGGGGTTTTACTGAATGGTAATCGCAAATTTGCATTAGCTGATTTATTACGCCACGCCACGACTGTAGAGCTAAACGCTAAACGCCGTCTTTCATTGACTGAGCAAAGTTTGGGTGAAGTGTCGTGATAAAAAAAGGAAAAGCCCGAGAGTTGAGATCGGGCTTTAGCATTCAATTCAGAGGGTAAATCTTAATGAATATGCCGATGATAACACAGTTTCAAGAAAATCAAAAAACCATGTCGACTCGCGTTATTGCTGACTTGACAGAAAAGCGTCATGACCACGTTAAGCGTGATGTTGAAAACATGCTTGGGCAGCTTGGTTTAGATATCCCCAAATTTGGGGGTATCTATTTTGATGCTCAAAACCGCCAACAAACCGAATATTTGTTAGATGAAGAGCTAACAATGACTTTGGTCACTGGCTACAACATCGTTTTGCGCAATCGAGTTATTAAGCGCTGGAAAGAACTCGAAGACAAAGCATCAAAACCTGTCGAACTCAGTCGAATGGAACTAATCCAGTTGGCCTTGGCTGCTGAACAAGAAAACCAAGCGCTTAAGGACCATGTCGCCGTGCTAGAGCCTAAGGCACAGGCTTTAGACACTATTGCCGATACAAGCAATACATATTGCATTCGTGAATGTGCAAAAACGATTGGCATTAAAGAATCGGAGCTTATTCAGTTGCTCATTGATAAGAAATGGGTGTACCGAGATGCGTCCAAAAAATTACAGCCAATGGCTCAGTACGCGTTAAATGGTGTGTTTTCAAATCGCACATCACCAGTTATCAAAAATCATCACGACGGCCAAGAGCGCGTGTTTTTGCATATGCGTGTTACTGCTTTTGGTTTAACACGAATCACAGGTCTTGTAGAGAAATCACGCATGAAGGGAGATTTTGTAGCATGAGTCACTATTCAACACTAAAAGGGCTGGGTAGAGCGATTGCATACTTCCCGCAGCTCGGCATTTACCTGGGTAATCCGTTGGCGGGTATATTCCTAAGTCAGCTTGTATATTGGCACGACAAAACCGATTGTGAATTGGGTGTATATAAGACATCTGAAGAATGGCATAAAGAAACTGGTCTTACTTACAGTCACCAAAAAACTGCCCGTACATTGCTTAAAGATTTGGGTATTTTGAGTGAAACAGAGAAGCGCTTAGAGCATAAGTTGTACTTCAAATTAAACATTGATGCATTCGATGAATGGTTTGAAAAGTGTATTAATTCTGACCAAAACAGCGAAAGTGAAACAGCAAATTCCCGAACTCGAAATCCTACATTCGGGGGTGAAGTAAAACAACATTCGGGGGTGGAGGAATCCTTTACCCGCGGTGAAGCTAAAAGCACATCCGTTATACACAATATTACTTCAGAGATTACAACAGAGATTACTTCAAAAGATTTAAGTACTGCTGCAAGCAAGAAACCAAACAAATTTGATTTCAAATCTACGTTGATCGAAAACGGTGTATCTGAAAAAACTGCAACTGAATTTATGCAGGTTCGTAAGGCAAAAGGCGGGGTGAATACCGAACGTGCATTCAAACTTCTTGAAAGCCAAATTGCAAAAGCAAATTTAACTTTTGCTCAAGGCATCGAGTATTGCTTAAACCGTCAAAAACCTTGGGCAGCATTTGAAGCTCAGTGGTATTTCAACGAGAAAAACCGCACTTCGCAACCACAACCACCAGTTCAACAACCTTTGGAGCGCCGTCGTTTTGGCAGCCAAGCAAATCAACCAGCACCAATGCGTGATGTTCAAGGAGAGTGCGCATGAGCAATATCCAATTATTTGAGCAAGCATTTGCGATTGATTTC